CTCGAACTGTTCAACGGCTTCGCGCTTGCGGTGACGTGGAACAGGGGTGGCGGCATCGCCTTCATTGAACATGTGCCGTTTGAAAAGGTGCGCGTGTCGCTGGATGATACGATGTTTCTGATTGCCGATTGGTACGACGAGCGTATGATCCGCCAGTACCCGAAGGGCGCGGAAGTTGAGCGCATGCCCAAGTTCGACCCGAATAACCGCGTCGGCAAACAGCTGTTCTATTATCGCCACTATGCGGCTGGCGTCAAGCACTACCCACTGCCGAACTACCAGGGCGCACTGGCTTACATCGAGTGCGACGTTGAGATCGCTAAATTTCACATCAGCAACATCCGCAATCAGTTTTGGGGTGGGCAGATGATCAACTTCGCTGATGGCATCCCGACGGACGAGGAAAAACAAGAGATAGAGAGGCAGATGCGCAACAAGTTCAGCGGCGCAAACAACGCAGGGCGCTTTGTGCTGACCTTTTCGACAGGCAAGGAAAACGCGCCGAGCATACAGTCGCTAACGCCGAGCGACCTTGATAAGCAGTTTGACATGCTCAACAAGCAGATTCAGGAAGAGATTTTCGTGGCGCACAACGTCACCTCGCCGATGCTGTTCGGCATCAGAACCGAGGGGCAGCTTGGTGGCCGCAAAGAACTGTCGGAGGCGTATGAGTTGTTCAAAAACACCTACATCATGAACCGCGTTTTAATAGTCGAGCGCATAATCAACTACCTCACGTCATTCAACGGCTACGAGTGCCTCTACCTGCAGCCTTTCGACCCGATCACTGAACAACTTAGCGAGCAGGCGCTGATGCAGATTTTGACGCAAGATGAACTGCGCGAAAAGGCGGGTTATGAGCCACTGGCAGAGGCGACACCCGACGCAGGCGAAGTGGCCGTAGAAGCGAGCGCAGGCGTCAACGAGGCTATCAAGACGCTTTCAGGGAGGCAGTACCAAAACCTTATGCGTATTGTGCGCCACTACTCACAAGGCAAGGTCACACTCGAACAGGCGCGCACGATGCTGACCGCTGGCTTCGGCCTCAACCCGGAACAGGTTGACCAGCTACTGGGCGTGAAAGAGCAGGCGTTCACGGATGAAGCTGATGAGTTGGAGTTCTTGGCGCAAGTCGGTCAGCAGTTCGGTGAGGCGCGTGAAAGCTTTGAGGTGCTGCAAGAGCGCGAATTGGACTTCAACGAATACGGCGAGGCGGAGTTCTTCATGCAGTTTGCCGTTTCCGACCAAGATAAGGCGCTGGACGACAAAATCGTAAAATATAGGCGCAAACGCGAGGATGCGACAGTTGAAGAGATGGCCAAGGAGTTCGGGGTGAGCAAGGCGCGCATCCGCAAGCGCATACAATATCTGTTGCAGGTCAACAAGTACCCATTGAAGCGCGGCATCGGTGAGGCGACAAAAGAGGAGAAAGTGCCTGAACCTATCGTCGAAGTGCGCTATCGCTACGACTGGAGGCCTGAATATCGTGGGTTGAGCAAGGCTGACGGTTACGATAAGAGCCGCAGATTTTGTCAGGTCATGATGGACTTGAGCAGCACGCGCCTTTACACACGCGACGACATCAACCAGCTGACGGCGTTGATGGGTTACAGCGTCTGGGAGCGCAGAGGCGGATGGCTGACGCTGGAAGATGGCAGGCACCGGCCGTCGTGCCGACACATGTGGGTGCAGCAGTTGGTTATTAAGAAAGGTACACAAGTTGAACGTATAGTCGAATGAGCAAGGCACTATTTATAAGCGAAAACACGCTGATCGAAAACTCCGTCATCAGCGAAAACGTAAGCTACACGCAGCTACGTCCCACGATCGTCAAGGTGCAGGAGATGCACATTCAGCCAGCGGTGGGATCGGCGCTATACGCGGAACTCGTGACGCAGGTCATCGCAGGCACTTTGTCGGCGAACAACACCACGCTGATGCAGACCTACATTCAACCCGCCATCATTCAGTGGATGTACTTTGAGCTTCCAATGGTGCTGGCCTTCAAGTTCATGAACAAGGGGATGGATCGCAGGAGCAGCACGGAGTCGTCGCCAATGAGCGAGCGTGAGATGACGCGACTGATGGACAAAAGCCGCGACGATGCGGAGTGGTACACCGAGCGCATCACGCGCTACCTGCAAGAGAACCACACGCTGTTTCCGCTATTCGACAATCCGCCAGTTGCGATTGACACGATTTACCCGGCCAACAGTGCATATCAGACAGGGATGGTGCTTGGTCGCAGGGGCAGGTATCGCGATCCGCTTGACTACCCGGAAAACAGACGCAACTACTTTTAATGGCGCACTCGAAGAACGTAAACAAACTAAAGCAATTCTATGAGCAGTTGGGTAACGATCAAAAACGACCTGATAGCCTTCGCGGAGTCGCACCTGCAGCTGAACGCAGTGGGTTTCGGCGATCCGCTGGCGATCGGCACGGACAACGTGATCAACCTGCGGACAACCGACAGGGATAGGGTCATCTACCCGCTTTTGTTCGTCGATGCGCAGAGCGCGTCAATGCCCATTGGCGCAACCAACCTAACCGTCAGCGTGCTGGTGATGGACAGGGTTGCAGACCTTCGCGGCGTGGATGCGACCATAAGCGGCAGCGTCGTCTACCGGTGGACTGACAACGAGGATGAGGTGTTAAGCGACACGCTGCGCATCCTGCAGGACTTCGTCGCGGAGTTCACCGATGATCCTGATCGCGAGTACACAATCACAGGCGCGGTTAGTGCTACGCGCTTTGTTGAGGCAAGGGATGACAAGGTCGCAGGTTGGCAGGCAACGGTGGTCTTTGAGTTGCCGTTCAGCCGCAACGTCTGCCAGATACCGACAAGTTAAAAACACGATTATAGAATTGCATAGAAACAGGCCAAACGATATTTACACTTAAAGAAAAAGACAATGAATTTAGGACAACAACTTGACGCGTTACTTGGTCGCGGAGTCGTCATGGAGTGCGTCACCGGCGCAGTCACCGGCAAGACGTATGATGCGCTGATCGTCAACGCATCGTGCAGCTTCACGACCTTGACAGGCGAGGGTGGCACTAACCTGCTGACAACTTTGGGACTTTCAGGCGTTACCGTGAACACCGGCATGATCATTTGCGGCAACGGAGGGCAGCGCATAACGGCGGTGACGCCTTCAGGAGGCAACGTCTTTGCCTATACCTTCCAGTCGGTAACTGTCGTAAGCGCGGTATAATGGCGTTGGGGTTGGGTTATGGCTTGCCGTTTGCGGTCAAGCGTCCTGTTCAGGGGTTCGCCGAAGATGTGACTTTGGCAACCAATAACGCATTGGCGGATGCGGCGCAGCGCGAAGAAGCTGGTAACTGCTTGACGGCGCGCGCCATGCAGATCATGCAAGACGTGCAGACGCAGCCTTCGCTGCTTGTTGTGCCGCAATTATACAAGGCAGGGGTGCTTTACGACCAGCTACCAACAACGCGCACCAACTTCATACCTAACAATTCAATGGCTGGGGCGACAGGTAGCGTGTTGCCGACTACATGGGCATCGGGTTCAATCCCTGCTGGCTTCACCTTTTCGGTAGGCGCAAGTGGTCAGGCAACGGCTAATGATGGCACGCTCGTTAATTATGTAGATGTAAGCGTGAGCGGAACGGCAACAGCAAGCGGTACGTTCAACCTGTTTTTTTCTGCCGCAACAGGCGCAGTAACCGCGACTACTGGCCAGACATTTACGCTATCAGCCTACGCAACCTGCATCAGTGGTGACATCACAACGCCTGCAATGGTCTTGCAGGTTCAGGAGGTGAGTGGTTCAACTTTTCAGGCGGGGACATCGACAAATATCGCCTTGGCAAGCGGTGCAGTATTGCAGCGACTTTCGGCGGTTAGAACGTTCAATCAAAGTGGCGTGACTGCGGCGAGAGGGCGCATTGGCCACCCGATTGTCAGCGGCACGACATACAGCTACACCATACGGATTGCATCGCCGCAGCTTGAGCGGCTTGGCGTAGCTACGCCTATGATTGCCACCTCGACAGGTGCGGTCACTCGACTGAATGAATCGACGAATGTAGTTGGGCTTCCTCCTGACTTCACCGTCAGCCGCAACACAACGGCGACGCGCGTAAATAGCAGCGGTTTGATTGAGAGCGTCGCATCGGGAGTGCCGCGCATCGATTGGCTTGGGCAATCGTGCCCTGCATTGTTGGTGGAGGCGAGTGGGCAGAATTTGGCGTTGCAAAGTGCAGGGTTTCAAGTAAGTGGAAATTGGGCACCTACGAACATCAGCGTAAGCACAGGCACAACGGCTGCGTTTACCGCTCCTGATGGTTCGACTGATGCGGATTTATTGACAGCAACTGCGAATGGTAGTGCAAGGATTATTCAATCGTTTTCTTTTGTTTCGGGAACAACATACACCTATTCTGCATTTGCAAAAGCAGGTAGCGGGTTCTTTGGCCTAACGATGGAGAACGGAGGTGTTGCAAGCGGAGCCGCAGTCATTTGGAATTTGAACACTGGTGCGGTTGCAGTTAGTGGAACACAAGGAACTGGCTACGCTTTGCAGTCGCAAGGCATTGAAAATTACGGAAATGGCTGGTATAGATGCAGAATGACAGTTTTGATGAGCGTAAGTGTGACAGGGAACATTCGTGCCAATACGGCCGATGGAACGATGTCAAGCACTGTAATTCAAAGTGCCAGCGGTAATACTGCGTATGTCTGGGGCGCACAGGTCGAAGTCGGCAGCGTAGCGACCACCTACATCCCCACAACGGCAGCAGCAGTCAGCCGTGCCGCTGATGTCATCAGCGCATCGGGGGCGCTCGTGAGTGGCCTGATAGGCCAAACCGAGGGGACTATTTATGCGGAGGTGGATGTGAGGAGTTCAAGTGCTGGTTCTTTTATATCAATAGACGTTGGTGATGGCAGTAATTTTATCATAATAGCAAAATCGTCAAATTTTACTATTTTGGTTCAATTAAGAAGGGCAAATGGGTCTGTTGTAGCCATTATCACAAGCAGCGCAGTTTCTATTGGTGTTCATAAGATAGCACTGGCTTATACTAATGGCAATTACGTTCTTTACATTGACGGCAATAGTGGGGGAATATCAAGCGATTCAACGAATTATCCTGCATCAACTTTAACGCGATGCAGCTTGGCCAATACGAGTTACGGCATCTTCAACGACCGCATCCGCGCCGCCGCCCTCTACACCACCCGCCTCACCGATGCCCAACTCGCCGAATTAACCCGACTATAAATGCCGACATTCCGCAAATACGCCTTTCCCAACGAAGCGACATTCACCGCGCTACCAGTGCCGCAAGGCTTCGCAGTGCCGCTGGGTGAAATAGAGGGCACTTACTGCGTCGACATTCTTTGGGATGCAGAGCCGCAAGCCGACTACCTGCCCTTCAAGTGCTGGCCTCCGCCAATAGGCGTGCACAGCTTCCTCGGATGGGATGAGCAGTACACGACTGACTACAACGCAAACAAATGATCGAATTCCTCAAATCCATCGGCATCAACCTCGGCCTGACCATCGCTGGCTTCTTCGGCGCACTACTGCTCGCGCCAAAGATGAAGAACTGGAAAATGCAGCTGATCGCCGTCCTTTCAGGCACGTTATCCGCAACCTACATCGCGCCTGTGATCATCGGCATCCTGAACATTAAAGCGCCGAACATCGAGTACGGCCTCGCCTTCATCGTCGGCTTTTCAGGCGTCAAGATCACGGAGGTGCTGGAAGTGCGCATCATGAAGCTGCTGAAGTCAACACCAAACCAATAGTATGAATATAACCCGACACGCAGCGAATGTTCACACCTTCGACTGCGAAGGGAGGGAGGCGGAGTTTCTGCTCATCAGCGACCTGCATTGGGACAATCCACACTGCGATCGTGATCTACTAAAAAGCCACCTCGACGAAGCTGTGCGCCGCAACGCCAAAGTCATCATGAACGGCGACACCTTCTGCCTTATGCAAGGCAGAGGCGATCCACGCAGAGGCAAGGATGAGATACGACCTGAACACAACAAGGGCAACTACCTGCAAGCCGTCGTGAACGACGCTGTCAAATGGTTCAAGCCATACGCTAATCATATCGCGCTGATCGGCTACGGCAACCACGAGACAAGCGTGATCCGCCATGTCGAGTTCGACGCATTGCAGATGTTCGTCACGCTGCTAAACCACGATTGCAAGACTGACGTTCAGCTTGGCGGCTACGGCGGCGCAATCCTGTTCGGATTCACGCACAGTGCTAAAGTAAACCACCGGACACGCTTTGCGATGCACTACTACCACGGTTCAGGCGGAGGCGGCCCAGTGACCAAAGGCGTCATCCAAGACCAGCGAATCATGGCGATGGTCGAAGGCTACGACTGCACTTGGCAAGGGCACGTGCATGAGTTGTATCATCACGTCAACGTCATCACCTACCTCAACCGAAGCGACTATATAATCAAACAACGGCCTCTGCACCAAATTCGTACAGCGACATACAAGGAGGAGTATCAGGGAGGAGTTGGTGGCTTTCACGTTGAGAGAGGCAGACCGCCGAAGCCATTGGGTGGCTACTGGATGAAGCTGAAACTGATCCACCTGAACACCAAGAAGATAGACACCCGCGTCATTGATGCGACGTTTACGACGACAAGCACCCGATAGGGTGTAAAGTGGTAGGAGGTGCATTGATTCGTACCTGATGGGGTGCAAAATGAAGGCGAATGATATTTAATTTTGTGACCTAATCAGGCATTATGCGAAACATCAAATACCTCGTCGTCCACTGCACCGCGACACCGCACTCAACTACAATCGATTCGATCCAAAACTACTGGCGGACAAACCTGAAGTGGAAGTCACCCGGATACCATAAGGTCGTAAAGCCAAACGGAGAGGTCATCACGCTCGCACCCGATGACACCGTGTGCAACGGCGTGGCCGGCTACAATTCGGTGAGCCTCCACATCAGCTACATCGGCGGCGTTGACAGCCGAGGCAACCCAGTTGACAATCGCACGCAAGGCCAAAAAGACGCACTCTCACAGGCGCTGCATGAGTGGCGATCTAAGTACCCATCCGCCAAAATCCTCGGCCATCGTGACTTCCCAAAAGTAGCCAAAGCCTGCCCATCCTTCAATGCGACACAGGAGTACGCTCATATTTAGCCTACTGCTTTTTGGCTGCTGCCGGAAACCTGCGGAGGTGATCCGCACGAGCGCCGTCGTTCACACTGACCGGCAAGTCGTGACCGCTGGCAGCTTGACGGAGTTGACGCTTCCTGACCTGTGCGACAGTGCCGGGTTGATACGCCGCTTCACTTTGCGCGACAGTGCTAAAACAAGCGTTCTAAGCGTCGCAAATT